CTCGATGATATCTTCATTCACCATACCTTCTTGAAGCTCAGTGAGTTCTTCATCAATTAGCTTATATCTCAATAGACGAATCTTATCTTCAGGCCAGGTAGGTGTTGTATGCACATCTTGTTCGGCTGCTCTCATGAAGTCAGCCACCATAGCAAAATTACTCATATTAATCCCTCACATTGTTACCAAGAGTTGAGTGGAGGAACCACCCATGTTTCTTATGAGCACCCATGCGCCCAGCAAGAAAATCAGATATATCATGCGCCATTGCAGCCTCGGCCGCATCATATGCAATCTTAATTGACTGTAATACCTTAGCATTATCCACAGCCAAAGCAAGAATCATCTCTTTGGCTTCAGGCACAGTTTCAAGTTCAACAAGTGTTGTCAGTTCTTTGAATCGACCTAAAGTACCAGGAGCATATGCACCAGATGCACGAATATATTCGGCAAGTGGATCGATTGCACCATGAACGTCGTCATAGATGCCACCAAATAGACCATGATACTGGACGAAATCGGGACCCTGAACATTCCAATGAAAATACTGAGCCTTGACACCAAACACATATGTGTCGGCTAATGCTACCTTCAAAGACTCAATTAGATTAGCCATCAGGTGCTCCTCTTTTTCCCGATAGAATATTTAGCCTCTAGAGTCCAGTCAGATTTTTCTTTATGTGATAGGACCTTAATCTGAGATATAGGCGCAACATCATCTTCATGAGGCTCTGGGCTAATAAGCTCGACTAAACCCCATTCAGTAAGCAAATTAACTATTGTATTCCTACGCATTTCATCATCTTTACTAAAATTTGTAGGCTTACCATCAAGTGCAAATAGCTCTTTGAAATGCACTATGAAATAACGTTTTTGCTTGTGCAATATGTGACATGACTGGTAGAGAACTTGATCTTTGCGAGAGGCCACACCAATGCGCGTCAACGTCTCACGAACCTTAAGAAAATCTTCAGGATTTTTTAGGCGTACCTCTACCATCTCCGACATTTCTACCATTATCTGCTCCACCCTTTTTCGTTCTTTCGTGGATTTCGGAGAGATGGTCCTCGGATAGAACCATGACGTACTCCTTAGCCCGATTATAATTACAACTATAATATTCCATCACAGCCTTAATATCGTCATCCTTCTGAGGCTTAGGCCACTTCTCAGGTTGACGATACATAGGCCTCACCATATTTATGAGATAGTCGTGTTGTAACCGGTTTTCTAGATGACCACGCTGATTCATCTCATTAGCATACAGCACTGTATCAACGAAGAAAGATAACGCCTTGTTGATCAAGAAGGCGCTATATTCTTTCTCGGCCATAGTCTGCATCTGATTATCGGCGAAGTAATTAGGCTTACCTTTGCTTATCGCTCGGACTATGGTAAATGTATCGAATTCCTTTGTCATTTCCACTCACAGTCCATCATGACCTGCGTCATACAGGCTGCAAGATTGATCTCTGGATTGACGACAAATGCAGCCTTGTATTGATAGTCGGCTAGAATCAAGACTAAATTCGGAATGCTGTTTGGCTTTAGAAAGTCATATGCGCCATCATAAAGCTGCTTGTATAGAGTATTTTGATCGATGGTAGAGTTAACCCCAACCCACTTACGCATCGAGGTGAAGTCTTTCTCCTTCAGGTGACGAATAAGATCCTTGAGATCCGTTCCATTCATATTGCTGAGGATACTAGCATCGATCACGCCGCGGGCCGCGTGTCGCTGTAGCTCGTTCAATACGCGGCGCCAGTCTGGGAAATGTTTGGTGATAAGCTCTGCCACTACCTTCTTATCAAACTCAATGTTCTCCTGTGTAAGGATTTCACAGGCCCGAGCATGAAATTGTGTTGCGATTGCAACCTTATGTGCATTAGTAATCTTGAACTCAATGGTAGAGCAGCGAGATTGCAATGGCTCGATAATCTTATTGCGGAAATTACAAGTCAGAATAAAGCCGCAATTGTGGGAATATTGCTCCATGAAATTGCGGAGTGCAGGTTGGGTCACATGCGTCAGATAATCGGCCTCATCTAGAATCACATACTTGCGACCACCCCAGAAAGATACGGTAGATGCATATCCAACAATCTTCGTTCTGAGCATATCGATATTACCATCAAGAGAGCCATTGATGGCAATATAATCTGCGCCGATCTCCTCTAGCATGGCTTTGGCCACGGTAGTCTTACCGACACCCGCCGAACCCGCAAGCAGCAAGTTCGGGATACTTTTATCTTCTACAAACTTCTTGAAGGTATCTTTTAGATCCGCAGGAAGAATGCAATCATCAATCTTCTTAGGACGATATTTCTCTACCCAGAGAAACTCATCATTGTTCGTCTCCAATGTCACTGTCATTTTCTCCATTATCTAATTCATCAGTAGCTAATTCATCAGCCACATGATAAAACAACATTGCAGCTTGTTCTGTACCAAGGGATTGTTTATATCCCCTGGCAGCAGAAGCTAACATTATCGCAAGAACTTCCAGATCTTTGCCTCTCTCCCGAGAGTTTTTATAGATTGAATCTAGGATGCTGGTAAGAACTTGGGGACTAAAATTCATTTCTTTGGGTTTGAACATGCGACCCAATATTCAACATCGCCAGCCTTTGATTCAAAATAGGCCATACCAGATGTGACCTTCACAGTATAATCACGCGGTAGAAGTTTCATATTCTCAATATCAAATACGGCCTTATAATCTCGGTCTGCATCACCGACGTGATATTCAGTGTTATCGGAGATATCTTCGAGAACATTCGTACCAGAAAGATATGACTTACCATCGCGACCGAATAGCAAGATATTTGGTAGCGCAAGCGCAGAGCTAAGTCGCATCACATTCTGCAAAGCTGCATTAGCGATTGTAAATGTGGCTTCTACATTTGGCAGCACAATATCCTTCGCAGGTGGATGAGTGACTGTAGCAATCCCACCATGCAATAGCTTTGTGCTTGACGGACCATCGCTGACCACAAGATGCTTTTCACTAAAATCAAGTGAAGGTGAAGAATATGCACTAATCACCATCAGCAGTCGTGTCAAATCATTGATCGGCGCTTCTGAAGGAAATGATTCCTTCAGCTTTGCTGAGGCCAGAATAGTCTTTTTCGAATGAACAGTCTTGAGGACGTTACCCGGCTTGATAAGCAGCGATGGATTAATCGCTGCAAAGTTTTTCAGAATTTCGATAGTCTCAGTTGAAAGCTTCATGTTAACCTCTCATGTTGAAGTTGATATCACTATATCAGGTTGTGAGGGGTTTGTCAACCCTTCATTGCTTTGCGTAGCTTTTCGCCTTTACCAAGCGCATCGACATCCGCAGTCGCAGATGCACCGATCTGTGCAAGATCAATCAGACTACCACTAAATGTATAGGTTCCAGTGTGATTCAGTCGCATCCACGGGCAAAGCCAAGTCTTAAGACCAGCACGTGCTGCATACTGGCAGAACATATAATCCTCAGACAGATAACGCTTTGTCGCAGGATCAATGACGGTATCAAAGAATGCTGTGATCTCACGGCTACCATCGAAGTGTTCTGTGCGAACATGATCAGGTCGATAAGACAGTTCTGGATAGGCCGCAGCATATTTGACAAATGTTTCGCGGCGAGCCATCATAAAGCCAGTGCCACCTTCAAGAACTTCGACAGGTTCATCGAGGCGGATCTCAGTCGCATTGCTGGTTGGATTAAAGACATAATCCCCAACATAGTTTTCTAACAGACCAGCATCTTGATCTGCAAAGCCCTTGTCTACCGCGCGCTTAATCTTCTCCCATGAGATGCATTTCTTGGGGTATGGCGCGCAGACAATATCTTTACCAGGTTGATTGGCAATGACTGATAGAGCAATAACATCATTTGGTTGAAAGCCAATATCAGCATCAATGAACATAAAGTGTGTGAAATTGCTACGAAGAAAATCATCCACTAGGTAATTACGGGCGCGTGGAATCAAGCTCTCATTGAATAGAAAGAAAAACTCGACCTCCATACCATACTCTGCGGCAAGCCTAGCAAGATCGGTACAACCCTTTGTGAATGTACCTGTGGCCATACCACCATACATTGGTGTGGCTACAAAAATCTTATTCTTACGCAGTTCTTCAATTGATACGTTAATTTCGATGGCCATTTAGCACTCCTCTACATGCCGACTTTATATGTATTTGTCTAACATGCAAAAATGGGCCGAGAGCAAGTCTCGGCCCAAGTTTACCACAAACACTCAAGAGATAGTAGCATATCAGGCAGAAGCAAGAGCCCGATAGCCAGCCGCGATAACCTCACGGCGGGGAGCACCGAGGCGATACAGAGTCACCTCATGATTGTTACCCAGGGTCTTGCGATTAGCATAAACCGCATAGCCCTTGAAACGGAGCGCAGAAGCCGTCGCGCTCAGATTCTGGATACCGAAGCGGCTACGGGCCTGGCCTTCGGTAATATCATTGCCCGACATCAGAAAGTCGAGCAAACGGTCGGTCTTGGTACGCTTAGTAGTCATATCGAAGCACATCCTATATATTGTGCGGTTGATCAAAACGGAATCTCGTCGCCTTGCAGGCTCTTGGAATCCGCCTCAGGAGCGACTTGCTCCGGAGCTTTGGGCAGGGTCGGGTCGACCTTGCGATAGAGGTCGAGGAAAGACTTCTTAGTCTCCTCGTCAAAACGGTTGGTGCACATCTCGATAGCACGCATACGGTCATCAAACAGCTGGTATGCACGGATGATATGCACAAGGCGGCGAGTCGAGATCACCTCGTCAGATGCACCCTCGGCGAAAGAGCGACGGATAACGTCTGCCCAAGCCACAAGGTGATCAATATAACCCTGATGATCGTCGGTCAGGTTATCAAACTGAGCCTGGAGGATCTTGGTCTCGATCTTGGTTGCGGGGTAATCTTGCTCGATGGTGATAGGGAACCGCTCAAGTAGCGCATCATCAAGCATGGAGGCTGCGACATAGCGACCATCATCGGAGCCGCGACCCTTGGTATTCGCAGTCACAAAGATGTTGAAGCCCTCAGCCGGATGCACGACCTCGCCAGTCTTTTTGACAAAGTAAGGCTTGCCTTCAAGAATACCTTGCAAGCACATGATCTTGGTCGGGTCAGCACGGTCGGCCTCGTCAAGGAGCATGACTGCACCGAGCTCCATGGCGCGGAGCACAGGACCCTTGAGGAACTTGGTCTCACCGTCGATCAGACGGAAGCCACCGATCAAGTCGTCCTCGTCTGTCTCGCGTGACATTTGGATGCGTACGATCTGACGACCAGCGCGGGCGCAAGCCTGCTCGACCATGAAGGTCTTGCCGTTACCAGATAGACCAGAAATAAACACAGGGAAAAACTTGCGCGAGCGGATAATACGCTCAACGTCTTTGAACTCACCAAAAGGAACGTAGGTCTTGTCCTTGTTTGGGACCATCACATAGTCATGCTCGGACGTCGCATTAGGATCAAACTTCTTGGTTTGACGAGTCATCATCGGGATGACCTGTGCATATGCGATGGAAGGGATTTGATATTTACCACGGTCAGGAGACCGCGCCGAGTTGAAAAACCAACGCGGCCGAGACATACCAAGCTCATTAGCCAAAGCAAGGATTTGCTTGCGTGTCACGATGGTATTCTCACCAAAGCGTGTCACGGCAGTTTGCAGAAAGGTATCACGATCATTCATATCAAAAGGTCTCCATTATGTTTGTGATGTAATTATTATATCAGGTGCGAGACATCTTGTCAAAGGCAACTTTGCGCGCTTTCCCGGCAATCATGTCGATAAACTTGGTAAGCATTGCACGGCTTGTGGACCGTTTGGCATTAGCCTTAATGAAGGCTTTGGCTAGCTTACTATTGGTCACCTTGACCTCACCGAAGTCCTCCATCTCTGCATCCTCGACATGGAGGTTCTTGCCACCACCAATGGCAAAGAACTCGGTCGCGCCAAGTACGCCAGGGATGGATGCAAACTTGTTCTTACGGAACTCGTTTGAGATGCGTTGCTGGTCAATATATGACTTGCTGTATTCTGAGGCCTCAGAGGGGCCATTAACGATGCGAAAGATGGCTAAGTTGACACCCAGGTGAGACCGCATGTTCCGCACAAGAAATCCAGTAATATCAATTGTATTGGTCACAAACTCCTGGTGACGAGTTCGCGAGTCACGCAGCACGGCATCGGTATGAAAGTAATCAGTACCGATTATCCGACCATGTGCATCTACTCTATTGACGATATTGGATACATCGGATTCACCATCAGTCAGCAATACAGAGTGGATGACATCCAGCTTATTCTTGGCGCGGAACTCATCAATAATATGATGCGATAGCACGATCGTCTGGTTTAGAGGAGTCGAGCCAAGCGAAAGGACATTGGTATGAAAGAACACATGTTCGTTGTTATAGTCACGGTTGCCGTGACCTGCACCAAACTCGTGCAAAAACTTGCCCATATCAATATATTCACGACGAGACATTTTAGTGGTAAACAACTCAAGCAGGCGCACATCGCATTCTCGGACAGCGAGCGTTCGCTCCTTCTGCTTCACCCATTTATTCTTAAACTTGTCGGTATTACTGAATGCACGCCAGCTTGACACAAAGCCGTAGACTTCATGGTGAATACCGACGCGGCGGCAAAACTCGACCAGCGAGAGAAGCTGTTGGATTGTGCCATGCATGTTAGAACCCATCGAACCAGAGAAGTCGATGAACATCACCATGCCGTGGCTTTTGCCCTCAGGCAGAGTCGTCAGGCGATGAAAGATGTCCTCGGCATAGCGGTATGAGTGTACCTTGTTCGGGTTAATAACACCGGTCTTGGACTCGCGGGCCCGAGAGTATGCGTCAGCGGCCTTCTTCATCTCGAACTCTTTGACCATGTAAGCCACAGCCTTGTTGTTACGAGACATAAATTCCATATACCGCTTAGTCATATTGGCTTGCATGGTTAAGCCACGCGCTGGACCAGCGCCGATTGTTACGCTGTTCAAATCGGCATTCAATCCAGTCAAGATGGTTTTGTGATCGATAATAAAATCGCGCCACTCAGCAATCACCGGCACATCGACATACGGAATGTCTTTTAAGTGGCGAGAATCGATGTGGTTTTTAGTGATGTTACGCTCCAAGGATTCTTGCGTCTTGGCATCAATATCTTTGTAGTTGAAACCACCAGCACCATTGCCATAGGAATCACCATCGTCGCCTTCACCACCGCGACCACCGCGACCACGTCCACGACCCATTCCATCATCAGGAAACAAATCCCACATGTCGTCATCATCGCCACCCTCACCCTCACCGAAGGTCAGATTAGATGCCTGCAACATTTCTTCGCGACGATCTTTGGCAAATTCCAGGATCTCACGCGATAGCTCGACCACATCCTCAAATGTCGTAGTGGTTTCCATGCGAAGCAGGAATGGCCGCTCGTCATCGGCGAACGGAACGTCCACGACGCTACCGACCTTGAAGTGGATGTTCAAGCGGTCAATGAATGAATAGGAGTGCAGGTTCTTGCCTGCCATCTCAAAGAAGTTTTGCTCAACCAAATAGCCAGCAGATTCCTGATAGTCGGAGCGACCACCCGGAAACTTGGCTTTCATCTTACGGTCGATGCGAGCATCTTCTACCACGTTTACATAGTGGCGCAGGTACTCGTCATCATCCTTGACGATGGTTTCCCAACCTGTCAATGGCGTAAATAGAGCGTGGCCAGTCTCATGCAGTACCAACATGTGGTACAGCGACTCCTTCATGTCCTTCCACATAGGAAGGGTCAGGAGTCGGTTCTTGAGGTCAAAAGATGCCGTGGCCGTAGCGCGATGCTCGACCAGAATATCTTCTGTGGCTAAGAGCCGCGCAAAACGATCAAGGCCCTTGACTGCCTTAGCCAAGACCTCGGTATTGGGATTGTAGATTTTCTGAGCGTTTGTCATGGGCACATTATACTATGCCCATGACCGTTTGTCAAGGGATAAATCTGGCTTTTTACTTGATGGCAATAAAGCCAGTAAATGCATGGTTCTGCCAGAAAGAATCCACATGCTCAAAGCCAGCATTAGTTACCATATCAATTAGCTCACTACGGGTATTTGGCTTCATCATGTGGCGCAGGGTCCGCTCCTTGTCCATGATATCATCTGTGGTGAAGGATTCGCGCTTGAAATCATAATAGGTGAATGTGCGGATCTCATGAATGCGAGGAGACTCAGCCACAGTTTTTTCTGCAAAGATGAATGCACCGCCTTTGTGCAGGCCATTATAGATGCAATCAATCACGTCCTGGCGATCACGTTGTGGCATAAACTGTAACGTGAAGATGGATGTGACAAGTGAGCAATTACCAAAATGAAATGATCTGATATCAGTCTTTTCATAATGTAGATTTGGAATGTTTCTCTCATCTTCATCAAGCACATCATAAAAATCAGGCTCGACTTCGACACCGATATATGATGCTGCAGGTGCAAATGTATTTTGTGCAATCATCGCCTTAAGCAGCTTACCTGTCGAGCATCCGATGTCAACCACATTAGTATAGTCCTCGACAAAGTATTGCGACATAGACAGCACGTCATTCCACAAATCAGAATAGTGTCTGATAGACTGATTGATATGATTATCAAAGCCCTCATCGCGAGTGGCAAACGTGAATTTTGTCATGATGTAATCTCCTTATATGGTTTCAATATTCTATCATATACTTGATTTGCAATCTCAGCCATTACCTTTGGTGCAACCATTCGACCGATGCGTTCCGCCTTCTGATCGAAAGTTCCCGTCAGCTCGTAGTCCTCTGGCAGACCCTGGAGCCGCATTAGCTCCCGAATCGTGAACTTGCGATCCTCGGCCCAATGGAATAGACCCCCCCCAGACCGCTTTGATCCATTCGCAGTCAGGGTAGGACTTGGCATATCTGCACAGGTACGTATCATGGTGAAATAGTTCTCGTTTGGGTTTAGCTCTTTCGGAATCTCTGGTGAGCATGGATTAACCCTCTTGATAGGATTCTTAGGTAAGATTGATAGCCAATAACGCTGATTCTCAGAATTGTTCTGAATATAATCTTTTAGCATCTGTATCTCGTCCATGTCAAGGGCTACGTCTGCTAAGGCCTCGCGCATTGTGATAGTGCGAGATGTTGGCTTAGGTATGATTTCTGTATTCAGATTGAACATGTGGAGACCGATTTTATCGGCTACATCTTGGCGAACACAAATAAAGAAAATTCTAGGTCTTTCTTGTGGTACACCAAAATCGCAAGCACTCAATACCTCATATGTGACAACATAACCAGGAGGAATATTCTCAAATTCTCTGATAAACTCATTGAGCTTGGTCACAGCTTTACCGATTGTTAGGCCGCGTACATTTTCCGCGATAATAACTTTAGGTTGAATATCAGTTGCAATACGGATATATTCGAGAAACAAATCCTCGATATTATCTACCTTCTTACCATCACTATACAGCTTAGTTTTATTCCAATTCTTGTGGCGCTTACCTGCAAGTGAAAATGCAGAACAAGGCGGCGACCCATCAAGAATGTCAAGCTCACCTTGCTTGACACCAACTGCATTCATTAAATCAAATCCAGATAAGTTTTTAATATCACCAGGTATTACCTTGGTATCTGGAAAATTATGTGTATATGTTTTGATAGCTTCTTCAACAAATTCATTTACACACAGCACCCTACCACCAGCAAGTCGATAACCCATTGATGAGCCACCACCTCCAGCAAATGTGGAGATAACATTGAAACGCTCGCGAGCCGAAGACTCGCGAACGTCTTGCATGGTATAAGGTTTATATGCGCTCATGATTTATACGGCTTTAACACATTCTCATAAATGCTGGAAGCAAGTGCAGCCATCATTTTGGGTGCGACCATTCGACCAATACGTTCAGCTTGCTGATCAAATGCGCCTGTAAGTTGATAGTCATCAGGCAGACCCATTACACGCTTTAGCTCGGCCACAGTCAGCTTGCGGTGTTTCTCATAATGCAACACACCAGAGACACCGCGCTTCTGACCAGCTTGTGTCACAGTCGGGCTAGGCAAATGCGGTGCTGGACGAATCATATTGAATAGAGATGCTTTAGGATTTACGTCGCGAAACTCAGGCATTGATGGCTTTGTATGCTTAGAGGGGTTGAAAGGTAACATCTCAACCCACTTCTTCTGCCAGCAGTTTTGCACATATTCCTCAAGCATTTTCTCCTCTTCAGGATCATTTACAAGACCATCAAAGGCATCTCTGATAGAGATATGCTCTGGGGTAATCGGCTGAGGAAAGATCACATGATTTGCATTGAACATATGAATACCAACCTTGTCAGCGACATCATGGCGCACACAGACAAAGAATGTTCGCTCACGACCTTGCGGTGTACCAAAGTCTGCGGCACTCATAACTTCATATGTAACATGGTATCCAGGTGTGATTGAGCTAAATGCATTGATAAATTCATTGAGCTTCTTAGTGGCCTCACCCATGGTGATGCCTTTAACATTTTCAGCTACAATAATCTTGGGTTGAACTTCTTGGGCGATGCGAATATATTCGAGAAATAGATCCTCGATATTCTCGACCTTCTTACCATCACTATACGATTTTTCTTTATTCCAACCTTTCTCACGCTTACCAGCCACAGAAAAAGCAGAGCAAGGCGGTGAGCCATCAAGAATGTCAAGTTCACCTGGCTTGAGGCCAGCAGCATCAAGAAAGTCTTTACCTGTCAAAGTTTTGATGTCACCTGGAATGATTTTGGTATCCGGAAAATTTGTCGAATAGGTCTTAATGGCTTCTTCAACAAACTCATTGATAGCAATAATCTTTCCGCCCGCGAGTCTGTAACCAGTGGAGCTACCGCCTCCCCCAGCAAAGGTACTCACTACTGAAAACAGCTCGCGGGCGCTGCTATCTTTAACATCTTGAACAGTGTATGGCTGATATTTTGTCATGCAGCTATATTATACCTTTTCATAGCATTTGTCAATGGCTATGTGAGAAACCTATCGAGAGTCGGAATAGACTCATCATCTCCCACCCAGTCCCTACACACATCCATCACTCTAATTCTATCTCTGTAGTTTATTCTAGGATTATGTAGTAGACTTTCAAATAGGGTATCAATACCAGCGCCTAGCTGCAAGTTAATATGCTTTTTGACTTTTCCAATGCGATCAAATTCTGGCTTGAATGCTTCGACAACGTGATGCTTCTGATATGGCTTGTTTAACTGTTGCCAATCCATAGTATAAAAGTAATCCTTAACCGAGTCGGTCAGATATGGTGTGATAAACTTCTTACCGTTTAAATGTGCAATGCGATTATGCCAGTTATATCCTGCGCGGGAATTGTCGGAGAAATATGCGTCACGAAATTCATCAAGCTTCTCCTTAGTCTGCGAATAATGTAGCACGGCTTTCTTGCTTATGCCATAGTAACCGTCAGCTGCCCATCCACTTAATACCTCTTGCTCCTCTATTTGAGGATAAAGATGCAAAAATGGAAAGCAACATTCAAAGTGTGTTTTTTTCACACATTTGATATGTCGAGCAAGATAGATGAAATCTTCTTCCAGCTTATCTATTCTAATTTCAATCACTGTACATTTCCAGCCCATGACTTCAGCCGCGTGCATGGCCTTGTCAGAGTCATAGCTAGTCTGTCCAGATAGTCGAAATGTATAAGCGTGTAATTTCTTACCTAGTCTCTCCGCCGCGAAAGCCACCGATAAACTATCCACCCCACCAGACAGGAGAATAGCGCATTTATTATCATTAGAGGCTCGTGCCAGCTCATTACAGAGCAGCTTGTCTATCATTCGCTTTTCTCACTCGGTCCATCTTTAGCTTGCGACGTTTAGCTTGATCTAGATGATATCTATTGGCCCTATCTGTAAATAGAATACCGTTGAGATGATCGACTTCGTGAAGCGCAACTCTAGCAGTCATACCCTGAAAATTGTGCGTTTCTGTCTCACCAGTCACGCTAGAATAACGAAGGCGAATAGTGGTAGGTCTTTTGATCTTCAGAAACATACCAGGAAAGGTTGAGCATTGTTCCTCATACACCGTAGTATCATCACCTTGATTCACAATCCTTGGATTGAAAACTGGCATAATGCTATTTGGATCTTCTGGATTACCAAAGACAAATACACGAGTCATGATACCAAGCTGCGGTGCAGATAGACCTAAAGTTTTTAGCGTACACATCTCATCCCGCAAAAGATGATATAACTCATAAGCAGGCATGATGGGTGAATCAAAATTAAATTCTTTACTTTGAGTCCTCAACAGAGGACTAGTTGGCTTTAGCAAGTCCATTTACATATTCCTTCACTAGCATTTCAATACCAGAATCAAGAGAGATTTTCGGAGACCATTCTATACTCTTAAGATGGGTTATGTCAAGAAGTTTCTTAGGTGTACCATCAGGCTTTGTTGAATCAAATGTTAAGGTACCATCCCAACCGACGATATCCGCAATCTTGACTGCAAGAATAGCTATCTCAATATCTTCACCGCTACCAATATTCACTACAGGAATATCTAGTAATTTTTTTGAGGCCTCGACGATAGCATCGGCTGCATCTGTCGTATATAAAAATTCGCGGCGCGGTGTACCAGTTCCCCAGATTGTAACTATTTCTTGTTTATTAATTCTAGCATCGCAAAATCTACGGATCAAAGCAGACATGACATGCCCACCTTCACCGAAGTTGTCACCTGGACCATATAGATTACACGGCATTACAGTCATATAGCTATGACCTTTTTCTCTTGCAAAATTGACAGCTTCCATCGTGGTAAGCTTTGCTATAGCATAACCTCGATTGGTTGGTTCTAATGGTCCAGAATTTATCATATTTTCGGACATAGGCTGCGCGCAATTACGCGGATAGATGCAAGATGATCCAGCAAATACTAACTTAGGTACATTATAATGCGTGGCCACATCAACCACATTCATACCCATCTGTGCATTTCTGAGCAAGAATGTCAATTGATTATCGCGATTATTGATGATACCACCAACATGCCCAGCACAATGATAGATAGCTTTTGGTTTTAAACCATCAATAACCATAGCTACTTCATCTAGCTTGGTCAGATCACAATCTGCACTACCTAGCGCATGAACGGTAGCATTATCTTGTCTCAATCTATCTGCTACGGCACGGCCTAGCATACCTGTGCCACCAAATACTACTACATTATCCGATGTCATGTCGAACCATCTCCTCTATCAATTGTTCAAACTGAATATTTGGTGTCCACCCAAGTTCCTCTTTTGCTTTTGCAGGAATACCTTGTAGAAAATCAACTTCATTTGGTCGGCGATATTTGTTGTCTGTCATGACGAGGATATGACCCGTTTTTCGATCAGAAGCAAATTCACCATTACGTGTCTTATGCCAATCAAGACTAATATTAGCACAGTCAAATGCAGTCTCAATTAAATATCGTACAGACAAAGTTCTACCAGTTGCGATCACATAATCATCTGGAGTTTTCTGTTGCACCATCAAATGCATTGCTTCAACATAATCTTTCGCATGACCCCAATCACGCAAGGCCTCGAGATTACCAATAATTAATGGGTCCTTTGATCCTTTAGAAATACGAGCGACAGCTTTTGTGACTTTGCGAGTGACAAAGGTCTCACCACGACGAGGACTCTCATGATTAAATAAGATACCGCAAGAGATATGCATACCATACGATTTGCGATAATTATCACACAGCCAGTGTGCATATAGCTTCGCTGTACCATATGGACTACACGGATGAAATGGAGATTCCTCATCTTGAGGACCAGGAGTTGAACCAAACATCTCTGATGTGCTAGCTTGATAGATATGACAATTATCTGCGATGCCTGCTGATCTCACGGCCTCAAGAATTTTTAACATACCAAGACCATCAGCCATCATTGTATATTCTGGCATCTCAAAGCTAACCATAACATGCGACTGTGCTGCTAGATTATAAATTTCATGTGGTCTAATCTTAGCTATGATGGCAGACATAGATGAGCCGTCAGTTACATCACCAAAATGTAGCTTTAATTTGTCAAAGATGTGATCAATTCGTCCAGTATTGAATGATGAGGATCGACGAATAATACCGTGAACCTCATATCCTTGACTCAATAATAATTCAGCCAGATATGATCCATCTTGACCTGTGATGCCTGTGATAAGGGCCCGCTTCATTCTGATTCAGCTCCAACTATGCGAGAGAAGTTTTTATGCTTCTCAAATCGCAATATATTTTTAAACTTGTCTTGAAGAATATCACCCTTATGAGATATGATGAATGTATTGGTATTATCTAATGTCTGCATAAGCTTCAAAAATTCATCACATCCATTGGTATCAAGAGAGGCATCAAAAACTTCATCAAGTATGAGTAGGTTTGTGCTGGCGCTATTCTTCATCTTAGCGATGGCGCGCCAGGTAAATAACAGTGCAAGGTCGATACGCATTTTCTCACCCTCGCTAAATGATTCATATGTAAAGTCATCACGATGGCGCGATAGAATTTTCTCCTCAAATGATTCATTCAAATCAAACTTGACAAAGAAATCCATCGCGGCCAAATATTTGTTGACAAGATTATTGATGATAGGAATATACTGTTTAATAATCCTAGATTTGATACCAGAGTCGCGCAAGATTACTGTTGCAATCTCAAGCAATTCTTTTTGTCTTAGTGCATCAATCTTTTTTGTATTTGTGGCCTTAAGTCTGAGCGTCAAATCTTCTGTAACATTCAAATCAGATTTTGTTTGTGGCTTAGAAAGGTCTGCAATTTGACGCAGTAATGTCTTAATCTCACGACGATCTGCTGTGATAGATTGAACCACTGTCGTACTTTTCATATGCAATTTATCTACAGATTTTAGCTTATCATTTGTCGATTTGATAATTTCATCAAGCAAAGATATTTTACCAGTAAGTTTTGTCAATGCTTCATCTAGATCGCTAATATTCTTTTTCTTTGATTCAATTTTATCAAGTTTAAATGTTTCACTAATAGTCTGACTACATGTTGAGCAAGTATCATTATCGATATAAAATTGCACTACACGATTGGCCTTGCTGCGCTTTTGATCAATAGACTTTTCAAGCTCACGGAGCTTAGTCATATTGTCGCGCAGGTCAGTAATATCTGGTATATCTGATGTTATCTTTGTAATTTCATCGGATATCTCAACATATTTTAATTCTTGTTTTTCAACGGATTTTTGCAATATTTCAATATTAGCATTTATCTTTTCGATAGCATTAATACGAACCTGCTCATCATATTCATCGCGAGCTTTCTGTACAGATATCATATCTTCGATAGAAGATAATTCTTTATCTAGAGACACAATCTCATGTTTATTATTGCTGACACGCTCTTTCAGAAGCGAAGACATCGTGGAAAACATGCGAATATCCAACAGATCTTCGATTACCTCACGACGAATCGAGGTCGATAACTGCATGAATGGTAAGAATGAAGCTGAACCAAGTATTACAATCTGTGTAAATGATTTTATATTCAGACGAAGAATATTACGCTCAAGCATTTCCTGCTGATCTCGTGCAGCAGCAAGCTGATCAAGCATCATACCGTCACGATAAATCTCAAATACATTTGGCTTGATACCGCGGCGCACCATATAAGATGCGCCACCTACCTTAAACTCAATCTCAACCATACCATCTCTCAGGTTGATTGAATTGAGTAGCTGATCTTTCTTGATCTTACGAAACGGCTTACCAAACAGACCAAAACATAGTGCATCCAGAATAGTTGACTTACCAGCGCCATTAGATCCAACGATTAATGTATTTGGTGATAAATTAAATTGAACTTCTGTGAACGCATTACCTGTTGATAGCAGGTTTTTCCAACGCACCTTCTCAAAATGAATAGCCATTAGGTAGCAGACTCCATCGACAGAGCCTCATTATAAAGGCCTCGCATCAATTTCTCCAGATCACCTTTATTGACACCAATCTCAAGACCCTGAATATATTTTGATAAAATAGTCAAAGTATCTTCAGCTTCGCTTACCAACTCTTCATCAGAGATGGCATCCATATTGCGATGATCTTCCACGATTGTAACATCGAGTGCGCCTTCTTCATAGACCTTACCCATGAATAGATCGAACCAATATGGATTAGTCTTTGATTGCACAATCACCTTGACCTGCTTATTCTTCACGGTAGGAAATGGATCTAGCAGCTTCTCAAGAGTAGTACCTTCATCATTATACCATACCTTCTGAAACATCTGATAGGGATTTGCGATAAACTCAAGTTCACGAGTCTCGGTATCAAAGATATGGAAGCCTCGCGCATCACCCCAATCTGACCAAATCATCTCATACGGAGATCCAAGATAATGGATATTCCCCTTGCGTGACATATGATGATAGTGACCAGAAAATACCATATCAAATTTATCAAATGTGGCTGGTTCAAAACCTTCATGAGAAGGCATACCACGATACATGTCGAAGCCCTTGACTTCAAGGTGACCCATTGCAATCTGGGCCTTTGTGCTATTAATCAGTTCCACGCTTTGTTGGTAGTTTTCTTGATTGATCCAAGGTAAGAATAAAATATCACACCCATCTATATTGATTTCCGCTGGGTCCATGTATAGCTTGATATTTGGCTTACCTGCAAACAGCTCACGCATCGCATTGATGTCATTGGTATTCTTATAAGGAATATCATGATTACCAACAAGTACATGCACATCATAACCATCAAGCTTATCAATAAAACCTTCGCGCATATTGCGTAAGGTTACATAATTAATAAACTTGCGGCGATCAACGATATCACCAAGATGTAATACCGTATTGATCCCACGCGCAATCAATGTGGGAAAAAATACATCTTTATAAAACCTCATGAAATAATCGAGGAATTCTTGGCTGTCATTACGCACACCGAAGTGCGTGTCGGTTATAATAGCAACTTTCATACAGACATCATATCATAGCTTCATTCTGATTGTCAACGGCTTTCTTTTTCTTTTTACGTTTTTTCATATTCTCATCAAAGCTTGTCATAAATTTTTCCATCTGCTCCTGTGACCATTCTCCATAGCTTACCTCATCATTGAATCTAGTGCCAACCCTCTTGTCATGCTCTTGAACCTCACTGGTTTCATCCATAAGATTGGCTCGCTCTATGGCCGCATATTTTGTATAGAGATATTTCTTTTCTTTTTGAATGCGTCGAATAAAGGCAAAATAGATAATCTGCGTAAAATATGCAAATGGGTTCTGAGACTTACCAGGATCAAAATTATCAATATATTGTAGACAATTTTCAATGCCGTCAGAAATCATCTCATCTCTGAAAGTATAATTAGAAAAATTTGGCTTATATGCTAAATGTGTGGCAATTTTCATAATACATTCGCCGATATAGATAGGCACCCGCGGCTTATCTTTACCAAGGGTTTTAGCCTCAATCACCGTCTTGCGATATTCAACCATGGCTGCGTATAAATCCGCATTCTTAACATAATGTTTTTTGCTTGACATTTTTGAATCTCCGTGTATAATAGGCCTTGCCGTTTACAGGGTATACTATTACTCTTTCAACCGAATCGTGTGCATCTCATATTTGAAGCCTTCTTGGTTATACATCTTAACCCTTTCAATAAGATGATTGAGGGTAAAATTTCTTGATGTCTTAGATGACATATCATCGGCAATATCAAATAAGATGCAAGAGTCTTTATCATCACCCTTACGAAGGCCACGACCAATTGATTGCAATGTACGAATACGACTCTTAGTCGGTGAGGCAAAGATAATATTATGCAAGTTTTTGATATTGATACCAGTGCTAAATGTACCATAAGATGCGACAATGATATTATCTGAACTTGTCTCAGACAAGGCTCTGATGGCCTCACGATCTTCTGCTTCAGTGCCCCCGGCAACAAAATGCACGGATCTATCTTCACCCTTAGTCTTGATCATATCGTATAATACTTGGCCATGTTTCTCGACCAAAGCATATAGCACAAGTGTATTACCTTTGAGAGATAATGCAAGATTACGAATGAAACGATTTCTAGCATCGCTTGATACGATGCGGTCTATCTCATCTTGATAAGATGCTTTGTCCTGCATAGGCGCATCGTGTTTTAATACCAAGACTTTGATGCTTAGATCGGCAACATGACCTGCTTCCATAAGCTCTTTGGTCTTTACCAGTCTTTCGATGCGCCCAAATAGACCTTCAAGAATAAGCTCATTAACTTCTGCGCCGTCTAATGTACCCGTCATACCAAAGCGGTATTTTGTGGTTGGCATCTTAGTCATAATTGTAATAAGACTTTTAGCCTTGAATAGATGAGCTTCGTCACCGATGATGGTATCAAATTGTGAAAAGAAATCTTCATCCATTTCATATACAGATTGCCAAGTAGATACTGTCACACCATCAGATGCAATCTTTTCTTGGCCGCCTCTGATACCGTGAATAGGTCCAATATAACCGTAGTCCTGAAAATCCTTTACCATCTGCATAACCAGAGATATGGTTGGTACCACCACAAGTGTTCGACCACCAAACCATTGTGATATGAGATATGCTACCATTGATTTACCACTGGCCGTTGGTGATATCAATACGGCGCGCTTCATGCGTATGGCTAAAGCCAATGCACGAATTTGATAATCTCTTGGCTCTACTGGTAATTTTAAATCTTTGATAAAGTCTTGTATCTCAACCAGAGAGATATTTTCTTCTGAGATTAAATCATCATCAAAAGTTACGGCATAATCATTGCTTTGCAGAAAATCTCTTACATTATGTGCTAGACCAGCATACATCGTATAATTGCGAGCATTAAATAGTCGTACCTTACCATCCCATACTCTGCTACGAAATGATGGCATGAATTTTGCACCAGGTACTTCAAATGTAAATCGCTCTGATATTTCTCGTGCAATTGATGCTGAACATTCAATCCGTATTAATGATTCATTAACCTTGTGCAGGTGCACAGATTCCGTCAATGCATCCCCACAGTGAGTTTTCTCCACTCAATTACATTTTTGATTTGGTATCCGCGATTATTGATTGATTTCATAATCTCCTCTAATACCATGACAGTTTCTTGATGAGAACCAAGCATGGATTCAAGCTTTACCATAGCAGGATCGTTTGTGATGCGATCTTCAACATCACCTCTAAGTACTCGCTCTAAGAATTGCTCACGTCCAAGTTTATCCAATTCATCTTGAGTGGCCTTACCTGTATAGTAAGCTGTAAGAAGACGCGTCAATGTTTTCTTGCTTGCTTGAAGCTCGCGTACCTTGGATCTCTCTTTTGAAAGCATTGCGAGATATTTCCCATGTAGCAGGGGAACCTTGATGCTTTCGAGGTCCAAATTAAGGTCATCCAACTTTGTGTCGTTTGACCAGTTATCTAAGATTTCTTGAATTTGCATGATCTAGCCACTATACCAGGTTTCCGCATAAATGTACAGAATTAAATGCGTTCTAAAGTATATTTCCTATAAGAAAATGTAGCTGTAGCTTCAAGATATTCAACATCATTTGACATCGATGTAAATCTTAAAGCTGATAAGCTTGTTGGAAATACGTCAGAGAAAAATGCATTTAATCCAGGATTCTTATGACTTGTCAGAACAGTCAATGTAGCATCTGATGTCAAAGTCAACATAGAACCCACATTACCACCATTAGCCAATGGTGATGCCCGCGATAGGTCTCTTGTCTGTTGCAATGAATTAGGGTGACCAAGACCTTCAATCCAATTGACTATTTCAATATAATTTTTCATATCCTCATCAACTCTAAATGATAGAGTAAGAGGTTCATATACAATCTTATCACCCGGTCTGACTAAAGTACCAACCGGGGTTGGTGTGTTTACCGGTGTCATGCTAATAGAAGGTATATCAACCGACTGACAGAAATAATTTACAGTCGGTGATCTCCGCAAGGTAAATTTAAACCCAAGCGGTGATAGGTAATTCAAGTTAGTAGGTTGATCGGCCCTAGCGTTCATCGTTGCCCTCCGTGATACTATTTAGGCACAAAAAGAAACCCCGTGAGATTTCTCCCACGGGGCCTTTGTTACTAGGCGTGAGCCTAGTGATACATCACATCAAATTTGTCACGGCGACAAAGCGATAATACAGGTTCGCCTTTGCATCGCCGAAGGAACCAATTGTGCCGTCCGCTGTAGCTGTAGCAAACGGGTTGGCCACCAGACCGTAACGAGTCTTGAAGCCAATCTTCGGCTGGAAGGTATCCTGACCGATAGCGCGCACCATCTGGAGCGGCACATACGGGCAGTAGAACAGACCGGCATCGAAGGCGCTTGAGCCCTTGTAGCCAACTGTCAGGTATTGTTTACCAGAAGATGATGAGAAATATGGGTCAATATAGACGCGGACACGACCATTAAGCACACCAGCAAAGGTGTTACCTGTGTCATCAACCTGCAGGTTAGCAGATAGAG